ACGCTCATCTGTCCAAGCAGCGATTTGAATAACAGCGTTTTCCAACGCAGTTTCGTTCAAGTCAGCAGGAGTAGATGGAGTGTTGGCGTTAGTACCACCGTTAACCAATGGGTGTGCAGTAGAGAACAAAGGCTGACCATCACCATAAGTGTAGGCAGCGTTAAAGCCGTTGTTCAAAACAGCAGCAGCTTTTACCTGTTTGGTATAAGCCATAGCACGAGCTAGACCTTTGGTATAGCGAGCAGATAAAGAATCGTAGAGGTTGTCTTCGATTGCTTCTTCAGTCAAGCTAAAGCCAAGGGCGATAGTTTCGTGGTTGTAGCGAGCAGTCCAAGCTTCTTGCGCATTATCATACGCAATTGCATTGCCTTCAGGTTTAACTGGGGCAGCGCTGAAACCAGACAGTTTTGTTTCTTCTTCGAATGAACGCTCAGAGGTCTCTGTTTCGTAGATCTCTTTGTGTTCTTCGCCATAACGAGCATACTCTAGTCCGAACAATGCATTCAATCCGGGGAGCAACTCTTTCAGTAGTTGTGCACGAGAAATAGCCATTTATAAAGCTCCTTAGATTAAAGTGTTACTGCTGGAGCAGTATTGTTATAGTACTCATGGATACCGAAGTTAAACTTAACGTAAACTTCAGGATATTGAGTAAATACCAATGTGCTTGATGCAGGAATTGTCATTGCAGTAGATGCAGTACCAGTTGGGCTGTTTACTGTAACTTGAGCACTATTCAGAATAACTGTAGTAGTACCAGCAGCAGCAAATGTAGAAACCCAAGAACCTGTACCAACATACTGACCGTTTGCAGCGATATAACCAACTTCTGTACCAACTAACAAGCTAGAAGGAAGAGCAGAAACAGTTAATGTACCTGTACCACTAGTATAAGTAGCAGTAGTAGAGATAGCTGAATCACGCTTCAAATCAACAATACGGAATGGTAATGTTGAAGTAGTAGCAGCAGAAGATGCTAATACAGCGTTTGAAGAGTCACCAGTGTTAACGTTACCAGCAAGGTCAGAACCAGCAATGTTTAAACCAATCATTGCAGTAGCAGCAGAACCAATGGCAGTAGCGCCTTGGGTTGAAGCAACAGCAACTTGGAACAATGTATCTGGATCATCAGTAACAACAGCAAATGCGTCACCAGCTAAAGTGCCAGCGGGCCAGTATTGGCTGAAGCGCTTTTGCTTAGTAACTGGATCTGTATAGTTACAACCCAAGAAAATACCAACTTGACCAGCGCCAGCAGCACCAGTAGTTGAAGAGCCACCAGTAGTGACTGTTTCACGTGTGATAAAACCACGTGCGATACCTACTACGTCACCGTAAAAAATATTAGTGTTAAAGCCATACTGAATCGGCAACTGACGTGTCGAACCAGAGAAAACTTGACCACCAATAAGATTTACTGGCTTGAACCCGTATGGAGCGGGTACGATTGGATATGCCATTTAAATCTCCTTAAAATTAAATTTATCTGCCAACCGTTACCGTAGACTTACTTTCTTTGAAAATAGGCATACGAGAATCGGATTGACGCATTAAATTGTTATCTACAGCTTCCGTCTGGGCACGTGTCTGATCAGCGTAATAAGCTTGCTGTTGTTCTACGAACTCTTTCGGGGTTTTGCAAAGTAACAACCCGCCAATTTCGATGTTGTCTTTAAAACGTCCATCTGGATCGACTAGCAGTTTAAACTTCGGTTGTTCCTCGACACGTACGGGTTCCCAACCTTCCCTGAGTTTAGATGATAAATTCCTAGGGTCAGGGGTATTCAACATAGATACACGAATCCAACGATACTCATATCCAGCTTCCTTGTCGGGTTCTGGGAGTAATTCTGGTGGTCGCCACTGCTTGGGGCGCTCTGCCATTTCACGAACTTCGGTATCACGGTTATTTCTTTTTTCAGTCATTTTATTCTCCTAATTTAAGTACTTCACGAGCATACTGCTCAGGGGTTATACCAAGCTTTTTAGCTAACGCAACTTGTGATGTTTTCAGCTTGAGAGGTTTCGCATTCGTACTGCGACTCGCTGGAGCAACCACCGTTGGGGCTTTTGCTTTAGGAGTTTCTTTGACTTCTACTTCTTCCTCGAAATTTTCGGGGAAACGTTTGCGAATCGTACGATCGATGGTCGCATAATATTCATCAGAGCCTACATGAACACCATTGCGCTTGAGTTTTTCGTGTAAACCTAGCGCTGCTGCTGTCATTTCCTCGTCTTGACCGAACCAAGGATTAGTCTCTTGCCACTTCTGCGCCCGCATGTCGGGTTTAGGAGGAGCCTGATACTGTGTTTTTACCTCATTTTCTTCGGTTTGTAAAGGGGGCATCTTAAAATTATTGATGCGTTCCTGCTTTTGCATCGCTGCAACCATGTTTTCTTGAGCTTCAATGATGCGATCTGTGTCTCCAGACTCATAAGCTTCACGATACATCCGTTTAGCTTTATCTAGCTCTAGTTCTACAGAATTTTTAACAGCCGCCACATATTCTTGCTCTCCAGAAGACAACAAGGCTTTCATTTTCTTGTTTTCTTCATACAATTTTTGTGTTGCTGCTATTGCTTCTTGTTGCTCACGTAAAGCTTGTTCTTTTGCCCTACGTTCATCGTGCCATACTTTCTTTAACTGCTTTAAACGGTCTTTTACCTCGTCTCCATACTGCTCCATCTCGTCTTTTTCAAGATCTTGCACTACTTCTTCGGGTAAATTTCTGCGTCTACGATCCTCTTTTGGGGTATCGTCTTCGATTTCAATCTCAAAATCAGCAGGTTTTGCTTCAATTTCTGCTTTTACTTCTGGCAATTCTGCTGGTTGTTCAATTTCATCGGGGAATTGATATGCTTCTGCCATTTTTTTCTCCTTTTTTATGAACGTTTAATGCCACGTGGATCGTCCACAATGGCTTCAACAGTGTCATCGTTAATCATGCGGAATTCTTTACCATGAATGTTTAAACGGGAACCAGAATTTGGTCTAACGATAATGAAATCGCCCTGTTTACACCACGGTCCTGATGGGAATCTTGCTGGATCTTTATAGCAGTCAGGTCCCAAAGCAACTACGAATAAAACTGTCGCTAGTTTTTCTTCAAAATTGATGGTTTGTTCTGCTTTAATGAGTCCGCTTTCGTACGTATCATCAATATCAGGTATTGCGCAAAGGATTCTATAGCCAGAAGGCTTAGGTAATTGGCTTGCTTTTTCTTCTTGGGATTTATCCATTAGCGCTGATAGATCGACCGCCTGTGATAAATCGATTGTTTCACTCATCCGAGTTCTCCAAATTGTGTTTAAGGTCTATTATTTCTCTACGTGCGGTCAATAGACCTTTAATAACCCCGCACATATTTAGGTATTGGTTGTATTCGACCGCTTCACCGCTACCTAATTGGTTTTGCATCATTGATATACGTTCATCAATTCTGCTAATTGCTACCTCTAATTCTGTCATTCACTACCTTTCTTGGCATTTAAACGAGCTTGTTCTTCAGATATAGCATGCTGGTGTGCCGCTTGCAAACCTTGTGCAAATAACTGTTTGTTTTGCTGTTTGTTATCGTTGTTCTTTTGGGAAATATGTTTGACCAAATCACCACCCAACTGCATCTTGTCTCGCATTTCTTGAGACTGTAGATTTGCTTGAGTCTTAGCTGCATCCAATACTGTTTGTGCTTGAATACGGCTCTTCTCAATTTGTTGCTGGCTTGCTTTTAATTGAGCATCTACCATGTCTTTTTGCTTTTTACGCTCAAGTTCAGCTTGTTTAAGTTGTAATTCTTGTTGCTGCATCTGTACCAATGGGTCTTGAGCCTGTTGTTGTGCTTGTTGTTGAGCGGCTTGTTGTTGGTTAGACTGCAACAAACGCTGTGCAGCTTGCGCCAACATTGGAGCCAAACGAGCTTCAACTTCTGGGTCCATACCAACGTCATCACCCATTTCGTCAGATTTAGGAGGCAATGACATACCCAATTGTTTTTCAATCTCAACACGGTAGGCAAAGCCAAGGTGCTCATTGATATGGGCTTGCATAGCAGCTTGTAATTGCTGGGCTTGTGGGCTTTGACCCAATACTTGCAGGATCTTAGGATCTTGCATTGCTGTCATATGCACTGTGATATGAGCTTGATGGTCTTGATATTCAAAAGCCTTAACAGGTTTTTGCATCAAAATGTTTTGATTTTCTGATACAGGATCTGTAGGCTTAATATCATCAGCCATAGGCACAAGTTTGTCCGCATCTTTAATGCCCATGATTTCCACCATCTGGCGGTTCATTAACTGCATGTTAAAAAATTGTGGATTAGACTGAGCCAACTGCATTACTGCTTGATACTGAACAATCTTTTGCGCCATTGTGGAGGCGTTAGGATCAGATACAGGAATAATGTCTACGCAGTCATAGTCTGATTTCTTGGCGTGGCGATTGCCATGCTCTGGATCATATTCATAATCTTCTGGAGTATCGTCTGCAATAATTTCTTTGAGCAGCTTTAGCTCTTGTTTTAAAGCAAAATGAATACGTGCCTGAACCGCAGACATTACTTTAAGTGTGCGCTCTAAGATAGCAAATGTTGTACCTACTGGTGCAGCAGCAGACATATCAGACACTGATAGGTCGGCAGTGTTAGCAAAACGTCTTGCTTCTTCAATGATGCCATTTAACAAAGTAAGCAAAGTCTGGCTTGGCTCTTTGTATGGCAGAGGCATGATGTTGTCTTTCATTGCCCCGCTTGGAACGTCCACATCCCTAAATTCACCCGGTGCAATTGGAGTATCGTCTCCTTTTACTCGCAACCCACGGGTCTTAAAGCCACCCGGCAGATTTGCAAGGGAACCAGCGTCAACCAACTGCCTGACGATAGAAGTACCAGATTTAGCATAAGCACCGATAAGATGAATAAGACCAAAATGGTAGAAACCAAAGCCGGGAATATACCCGTAGTGAACAAAGTGAGCACGTTTTTGATATGTTTCATCTTCAGGTTTCCAGTTTCTACGAATAGATAAAACTTGATTGCTACCTTTTTCAATAGTAACTACATAAGGTAGTGCAATGCCGGTTGGATTGCCGCTTTCATCTTTGTGCTCGTAACCTTCCAAGTCAAGATTTACATGCATCTCAAGGAGCTTATAGCGGTCATCAGTGGTAGCTCTAAAGCCTAATTTTTCCGCTATTTTCTTTTCCACTTCGTCTAAAGTGTTTTGTGGATCTCCCAAATCAATGTCACGATAAAAACCCATGACTTGCAATTTACGCAAATCATTTTCAGTTTTACGCATAACATGGGTTACACGATCAGCAGATTCAAGGTTGGCTGCGCCATAAGGAACAACTACATCTTCTGCTGGCACAAATAGCGCCATTGGACGGTTTAAGTTTGGATCAAAGTAAACCTTTTTAAATGCATTACCCGCAAGACCTAATCCCCAGATAGTGCGCTCTGTCTCAGGGCGATACTCAGGCATGCGATCTGTCAAGCGGTGATTCATGTCGGTTTCAACACGCAAAGCCGCATCCCGCTTTTCTTGGGTTTCTTTACCAATAATTTTGGTGCGGCATGGTCCCTGTGCGGGGAACAATGACATAATCGTTTCAGATTGGAACTTTACTAACGCTTCTGCTAGGATAGGATGGTAGATACCGCATGCGCCTTCCCAAGGCTCGCTACGCTCTTCAATCTTTAAACCTAGTAATTCCAATCCATCTACATAGGTTTGTAGCCAGTCTTTGCGGCTACCAATGTCAGCTTCATAGTCGGCAGTAAGTTCTTGGGCAATTAATGCAAGGTAAGAGTCATCTAATACTTCAGCAAGGTTTTCGCCAAACTCAGGGTCTTGCGCCTCTATATCAATTTCAATCCCATCCATCTCCATATGGACTACATCGGGGTTTTCAATTTCAATTTCTATCGGTTGTTCTTCTTCCGCTAGAGCTTCAATGCCTTTTGGGGCTTGGTATAGGGCTTTATCAATTGCCATAATATTCCTTAGTAGTAGGCGACTTTACGTCTAAATTCTTTTGGCTCGTCAGGCTCATCACTGTTTAAACGAATAAATCCTCCCTGACGGAACCGCAGCAGCGCTTGGGAGGTTGAGTCAACCAAGTCGTCATGCTCTCCGTTAGGAAAGGACGCACATTCTTCCATTACTTCTTCCGCCCATCGTGCTTCTGGACACCAGACGTACCCAGACGCAAATAAATCTGATATAGCGTTTACACGGGCTATTTTATCATTACCCTTGCTTGGTGTATACTCCTGCACCGGTATACCCATTGCCCGCATTTCATAAATAAGGGGCGCACCAGCAGCCTTTTTTTCCACAATAAGGCTATCTGGATTCCAATGTTTGTAGTATTCAAAGGCTTTTCTTTTGAGTTCTGGGAACTCCATACGGGCTTTAAACGCATCTAAGAGAATAATGTTGGGTACTTCAAAGCCATCCGCATTCGTTTTATAAAATATGCCCCATGTAGTGACAGCGGAATAGTCTGCACGATTTGTCTTTTCAAAGGCGGTGTCCCATGACTGGATGATGTACTCACAATAAGGAGCAACATCCGAGTCCCAAATACGCCAATTCTCTCTTTTAATAATTGCGCCTTCCTCAGATGTTGGATTCTGCTGATACTGGGCTTCCCACTTTCCAACTGGAATTTCAGCCTTGATTGCCTCAAGTTCTTTTTGACTCCAAAATTCTGCCCAGAGTGGCTTACCAGACGGTAAAAGCGCAGGTAATTCAATAACTTCCCATTCATCGCCATCCCTTTTTATCGAGTTGTTTAATATCTGCCCTGTCAGATCTCGTTTAGACCAACGTGTCATCACGACAATAATGGAGCCTCCCGGCTGCAAACGCTGACGAGGACCAGAACCGTACCACTCATATACCCGATCGTAGACTTCGGGATTTCCTTGCATTGCCTCTTGCTCAGAATGCGGATCGTCAATAATTAAAACGTCTGCACCTTTACCGGTTACGGCTCCGCCCACACCAATCGCAAAGTAATCGCCACCCTTATCGGTGTTCCAACGACCAGCAGCTTTACTATCAGAAGAAAGCTTGGTGGGGAATATTGCTTGGTAGTCGGGGGTCGCTACAATATTCCTTACTTTACGTCCAAAACCTACGGCAAGTTCTGCGGTGTGGGCGGTTTGGATGATCTTCTTTTCTGGATACTTTCCCAGATACCAAGCGGGAAACAGATAAGAAGCAAATTCAGACTTAGTATGACGAGGGGGCATATTGATGATAAGGCGCTTAAGAGACCCATTAGCAACTCTCTCAAATGCGTCCGCCATAACTGCATGATGTTTTCCCGGTATAAAAGCACTCCACATCTCCTTTACGAACGGCAAAAAATTTTCCCGGCACCGTTCTATCTTGTCTTGCTTTAGCAAGGCATGTACTTTAGGAATTTGAGGCGAGTTAGGCGGCAGCGTGTTTAATAACGCTAGGTACTGCTTTATTTCCGCCTTGGTCAATAAACTCAAAGGGCAGCCATTTCACGTACAGTGTTATCAATGACTTTGATAGAACGCACCATATGAGCGTTTACCTTAATCAATCCCTTATCCTTCAAATTATGTACTAACCGATGGATATTAGACTTGCTACGTAGTTGTAGTCCTTTTGCTATTTCCATATAACTTGGTGCGAACCCATGCGTTTTAATAAATGCTTGGATGAAGTCATATACCCGCTTTTGTTTTTCAGTCATTACTTGCCTTTACTAGTTTTAAATGGTTTGAATTAACTGCCAGCGCATGATAATCATGCATCTGTTTGAGTATGCTAATGGCGGTAGTAAGTGCCATGAAGCCTCTAGATGATGTTTCATAAGGTGTCCTCATAGTTTCTAAATCAATGATGGTGCTTCTTAAAAGAAACAATTCTTCGTTTACAGGATTGCTGCCAGCAATATCACAATGATCAACATAATCCATAAATGTTCTTCTTTCAAAATATATATACCCCCCATAGGAACGAAATAGAAACGTTCATGGGTACGTTACTATAGCGTTTAAACTTTGTCAAGTACAAAAATTTATATAGGGGTGGGGGTGTTCCACGTGAAACATATAGGGGACGTTCTCATATATATAAAGTATATATTTAAATGTGTAGATCATAGTGTAGAGTCCAATGGCGACCATACCGTCAAAAAGGGGGCATATGGGTATCGTGGGTCACGCATGTGCGCAAACGCAAACGGGTGGCGCATCACGCTGATTTTTTTTTGCTGATCGGTGTCACGTTGTCGAGTAGCGTGAGATGACTCTCTAGTTCTTTCTTGAGTTGATCTACGTTGATCTGTTCCACTGTCTGCTCTACCTTGTCCACGAACATACCTACTGCCTTGCCCATGAGTTCCAATGCTTTAAGCTTTGCACCGATGGGAACGTCTTCATCATCACTGTGTTTAAACAATTGCTCCATGATGTGCTTACGTGTGGCTATCTCGTTCGCTAAGACGATTTCTTTTTTGGATTCGATCAAAGGTCTAAGAAGTAAAGTGATCCTCCCGTCTTTCATTAACTCGTTCGCACGTGCGTAAATGGTTGCATCACTGCTACCCTTACAGTCATACGCTTTACGGTAAGCATCTGCTGGACTATCTCCATTGATCACGTAACTTGCGAATGCTTGCATCTTCCCTGTTATTTGTTTGTCTCTCTTACCGTTTGGATTGTCTTTCACTCCTACTGGTAATCCATTCTTCTTTCTTTTTATCTCTACACGATCTACGGCTGACTGGATCGCTTCGCTCTTGCCCTCGTGCGATGTACTAGCGAGAACGGTATCGATGGTAATAGCATCGTCCTCCAGTGCGTTTAATAAGCTTTCTCTATCTCTTTTCATATCAATCCTCTGTTCGTGAACGGTCATACATCAAACCGATATTGTGATTGTTTAAACGTAGTAATGCAATGAAGTTCGTACTCTGTTCGCAGT